AGTTCCTGTGCCAAATTCAACATAAGGAGCATAAGGTAACAAACTAAAAATTTCATACCCACTCCAAGTTTCTTCTTTTATAGGCTTTACTTCTATTGAACGTCTTAATGTTGACATATCAGAAGGAGCATCCATTATTGCTTGTCTTTGAACATTTCTTGCAGATTCTTGCATAGCATTATCAATATTTGTATAAACTTTTTCACTATAATTTTTCAATTCTTCAATAAGTTTATCAATTCCAAAAACATTCATTTCACTAGCCATAAAAATTGATTTCTAGGAAACGATGCTGATTGTCCACATCATTAATTGATTGAATAGTATACATTTTGCCTTCTACATAAACTTGGTATTCCTCATTAATTGTAGTTCCAAATCTTACAAAAAGTTTAGCATCTTGATAAAAGGTCTTTTCATCCTCAAGCAAAGTTCTTATGCTTTTTGCAGGTCTAAAATCACCCCATATAGTTTCCTGAAGGGTAAAAGCAGTAGTATATCCACCCTCGCCATCACTTGTGGTTGTTGGTGCATACAAATCTGCCCTTCTAGTCATTGTAGAAGAATTAACGTTTCTATTCTTTTTTTGACCTATTTGCATATTATAATATTGGGCTTGTTCTAGTATATCTTTGACAAGTTCTCCAAGCCTTTTGACAAACCCCTGTTTGGTCGTATCTTTCTATATCTGCTCCTCTATTCTCGTAATCGAAGTCAATTTGGTCTAATATGGCTATTTTAAGCTCTTTTGGGAGGGTTGTAAAGCCACTTGTATATGTTGCCTTCATTCTTGAGAAAGTAGGCTGAAAAAGGCTAGGATATTGATTGCCTGTCAAAAAGTAATTTGCAGCAAGTATTTCATTTGCATCAGAAGTATATAAATGGAATGTTGTTTGGTCCATTGGTCCAAAAGGCATTGCAAAATTGCCTCCAACATTATCAAAATAAACTACCACATCTTTTGATGTAATGCAAGTTCCTGTTGCTTTTTCAATGGCTTGTCTTGCTTCGGTAATTAAATCAGTAATTAAAGCATCATCTGCTGAAGTTGTTACCCTACAATAGTTTTTTGCTTCTGCTAAAGTTACTGGTTCCGTAATTGCTCCGTGGTCAGTTAAAGTATAATCAATTATATAATTATAATACGACATAATCTCTTTTTTACAAATTTACATTAATTTGAATAAAAAACCCCCTACGTTTTAAGTAGAGGGTTCTTATTTACTATATTATATTGAATTAAGGATTCAATGTAGCATAAATTGCAGAAGAAGGCAACATCAAATTGATAGCTTCGTAACACTCGATACGAGCAGTTACCAAGTTCTTTTGGAAGTTGTCGCTATCTTCATAAGCGAACTCAATAGCTATTCCTTCTACTTCGATTCTCTCGATGTAGTCAGCATCAATTACTAATGCTTTGTTGTCAGTAACCCAAGTTGCAGAAACAACTGGAACACCCCAAATAGAAACATCACCACCAGTTCCGATTTGAACACTACCTGAACCAACGTAGTAACCTGCATCAATTGTATTGATTAAGATTCTAGCTTGTTGAGCAGGAGATACCAAAATGAAAGAAGGGTTGAAGTTTGCAGCTTTTTGGTTTGCGATTAATTCAACTAATTGCTTTAAATCAACAGTATTAACCATTGTAGTAACACCTGTTGCAGCAGCACTTACAGTACCGAAGAAAGAAGCGTTTTCTGCTTTAAAGAAATCTCTTTGTAACAATCTTGGCAAAGTTTGAGACAAGAAAGGTAAACTTCTCATCATTTGCTTAGAGAAACGGCTAAATCCAGCGATGTAGCTATTAACCATTTTAGTTTCAGTTAAGTTGTAATCGTTAGAACCTTTAGCAGCACCTTCAGTTTGGATAGCGATGTTATTTGTTTCACCAGTATTCTCTTTGAAGAATGTGTAAAGACCTGTTGCACTTCTTACAGTTGGAACTAAGTCACGGAAATTGATAAGTTGATTAGGGAAGATAGCTTGACGTGGACTATAAGTCATAACTGGGTCACCAGTGATGTTACCAGCGATAGTCATTGTTTTAGCTTCAGGCATTTCTAAACGGAATTTACCACCTTTTTTCAAAGTTGATTCCATTTCATCCATACGACCTTCTAATTTTTCTTCCATTAATTGGTCAAAAGATTTAACTTCTTTAGTTGCTTTCTTTTGAGCAACAGTTGCAGCATCAAATTGCTTTTGCATTTCGTCTTTTACGACTTTGATTTCGCTTTTTACAGCATCAATGTTAGCGGTAACGTCAGCTTTTAAGCCTTTTACGTTCTCTGCCATTTCATTGATTAATTCTAAATTTTCCATTTTTACTTTTTGAATAAGTTATTAAATTGTGTGATTGCTTTGATTACTTGCTCATCTGTTTGGTCTTTCGGCTCCAATGCTTGTGCGGTTGGAGTGCTTTCGCTTTCTAGTTCAGCTTGTAATCTCTTTATTTGAATTTCTATTAAGGCAAATGTTTCATTGGTAAAATTACCATTTCTAAATGCTTTTAATAGATTGTCTAAACGCAAAGATAATGTTTCTTTGTTTTCTGATTTAAAACCCAAAGTAGGTGTTTCAGGATTTGCACCCCATAACACGGCACTACCTTCATAAAGTTTTAATTCTTTGATTGTTCTTACTCCTGTATCCTTAGCTTCGGTTTCTTGAATGGTGCTAAATCCAATTGAATGTTGGTTAATTAAACCAGCTTCATAAAGTTTAATTACATCTTCTCCTTTGGCAGTTTTAACAATCTTAGTAACGGCAACTAATTTATCACCATCTACATAAAGTTCACTAGGTTTACCAATAACGTGAGACATATCGGCTTTGTGGTCTAATAATGACCAAATCATATTTTTTGCACTTGGTCCTCTTTCTGCTAATGTCTTTGTGAAGGCTTCAGGAACAATAATATCATTGTCTAAATCAACATTGTTCATCCTTGACCAAACTGCCTTTACTGTTCTTGTGTTAGATGAAATATCTAATACATCTGAACTTGAATCTTTTACTTGAAATTGTTTCATATAACAAAGTTATTTATTTTTTTATTATGGATTAGATATTGCGTTATAAATGTTATTGTTGTTGTTATCGGTTAACAAACTCCATATCTTTCCTGCATCCCCCATAGGTGGAGAATCTTGGTAAGAAATATAATCGTTGTTTTCATCTTTTACAACTCTATAACCAATGGTACAACGGCAATTGCAAGTATTACCTGCACTTCCAGTAAGGTCGCAGGGGTACATCATATAATCAGTCCCTTCCAAAGAATAAACTTGGAAATTATCATCAATAGGGATTTCAATTCTATCCATATTCCAATGGTCGAACTTATCAGGTGGTATAATTCTTGTACGGCTATCTAACGTACTAATCCAAATTTTATTGGTTTGTATTCCTGTGGAAATTGCACCGACTAAAGAACCTGTATTTGCTGCCCTTCCTGTTTCCGTTCTAGCAATTAGTGCCGCACGATAATCGGTTATCCCTGCGGTCTTTAAGTTTTTAATAGTTTGATTCAAGGTCAATCCTTCGGTTGTTCCTTTGACAATAAATCTTCTTATTTGTTCTTTTGTGGTATCGGTAATATTTTGAACCATATCTGCCAATCCTCTATAATTTAAGTAGCGAATTATGACATTATTCCATAAATCAGTTAGGAAACTTTTATGCTCATCAGGTATATGCGATTTTAAGCCCTTTTTAACGGACTTATAAGAAAATTGAGCCATTGGTATGCCCATAGCCAAATGAAGCGAATAAAGGGTATCAGAAATGCCTTTAGAACTGATTTTTGAATAATCTTGGGTACGCACGAATGTATCCACCTGTGCTTGTAGTTCTTTTTTGAACTTTGGTGCGTAAGTTTTTAAACCTCTTGCATACAATTGCTTGTATTGGTTCATTATTTATTTAATGAAAGTAAGTATAAAGTTTCAGCGAATAAAGTAGCTATCTCATCTACTTGGTTTTGTATCCAAGTTTCTTGATAAATGGTTGTTCTATCTTCTTGAATTTCTGCATAACACGCTTGGAAATATGCCACAACTTGTTCAGGATTTTGATAATTTACTGGTTCAACTACAACATAATCTAAAGGTCTGCCATAAATACCGCTAACACTTTCAACTAAACCATCGGTTAAATCCAAGATGCCATCGTAAAAACTATTTAAGGCTTTGTGCATTGAATAGACATTAGTTTGATGATGCCAAACAACTGATTGTGTAAATGCTGATTTTAAATAACTAACAAAGTCTGCGAAGTTATCTTGTGGAGTACCTTCATTTGCTTCGTTAGGA